GTTTCCATTATGCCCTCTGGTGTTTTGTGTGCGTGAGCACAGTTGTAACACTCAATGAGTTGCGTTGTGTCGTCAATGTATGTAGTGAACACCTCAAACTGTTGCATCTGTTCTTCGGCAAGATACTCAAGTTCGTCATCATAATCAGGAATGATTAGACCGCTGTCTTTCTTATCCCATGATGAAGCGTATGAAGTTTTGCCGTAGCCATAATCCCAGTCGTCATAACCCCAAAGACCGCCACTGGACTTGTATGAAGTGCCAGTGTAAGTCTTGTAAGTGACTTCCTCGTATGAATAGTTAGACCACCACATATCTTTATCCCAGTGACCTGACTTCTCATTGAGAATGTACCAGTCTTGCTTGGCATCATCATTGACCGTGAGGAATACCAACTTAGAACCAGTAGCCCATGCTTCTAGTTTCTTGTAGTAATCATCATCATCAAGTGATGTGATGCCACCAACACCGGGCATGATGTCTTGTGCAAACACTTTTGTGTCCGAACGAGTATCGCCCTTTGGTATGGCAACTGGAAGTATGCCGTTGTGACCAACGACTGATTGGTTGTCTTTGCCCAAGAAAAATGGGTGACAGTTGCTGACAGTTTCGCTACCGTGAGTTGCCCAACGGAAGTGAAAGATGGCAGGACCTTGATGTGTACGACGCAAGTCTGTGAACTTGTTTGCAACCTCATCAAAGTTCATACTGTGACAAGTCACAATACTTTTGCCTGTTGATATTGCGAAACCGAAACCATCTGGATTGGCTTTGGATGCAACTTTGAACCTGTCCATGTCTGGAGAGACATAATCAGGAATGAATGTTAGTAAACACATATTGTGTTCCTTTCTTGTTTGTTTGTTTGTTGATTTGTGATGTTAGGAAACTGATACCGCAGTATCAGTTATCGCAACGCTCTGCGATGCGATTAGACAGCAAGGCATAACGCTCTTGCGTGGCAACCCATGAACGAAATGAACGAAACGCCAAAGCGTTTCCAGACATAACTTTCTGAGTGTCGCACTCTGTCTCTGTGTAGTTGAAGACTGCATCACAGAACTGCAAAGCAGCCTGAACAGTCTTAGGGTTGAGTGATGGCTTGAAGAAACGCAACTCAACGGTGTGACGGTTCTGCAAGTTCACAGCACAGTAACGATTGTCATTGCGACTTTCGTTCTTGGCAAACTTCATCAACGAGTCGTTGGTGCGAGTGACATAGTTGCCATCAACATCATAGTCATTCCATGCGTTGAGGAAATAGTTCTTGTCAAAGTTAGCCCAACGCTCGCTGTCACGACCTGCGAAACGCTTCACATCTGGTGCGTTATCAAGTATCAACTTGAAGAACTTGAACAGATGCTTCTCGTCTTTGAATGCAGAGCGTGACAAGTGAATGTGTAGACCACAAGTACCTGCGTCCCATGATTTGCAACCACGCTTGATGAGACCACTAACACCGTCCCATGCAAAGTGTTCCATTGCAAAGCCCAATGTCATTGGGTGCGAAACAATTTCGAACCCATGTTCCAATGAGCCATCTTCTTTGAGATACACAATGTCGTTGCTTTCCGTGTTGATTGTCTCAAGCACAAACTGTGCACAATCTCTCGTTGGGAAACGACCTGTTTCCAACTCCAACTCAAAGCCCATGTACAAAGATGTACGGGATGAGTTTGCATCTGGAACAGTTGCGTAGTACGACTTGTGACCGTCGTCGTTGAGGAAGATTGCACTCGGCTTATAGGAGTAACTGTGAATGAGATTATGTTCCTCTCGTTCTGCCTCGTACTCTGCTTCGCAATCACTCTCGTATTCGCTATTGCAATCACAACAACGCAAGTTGTCGTCGTATTCTGTTGCGTACATGTCATCTACATCCATGGTTTCTCCACAGTTGTAGCAGTCTCTGTACTCTATGTTGTCATTTAGTGGCATGATAGCCCTTTCTGTTTGTTGGTTTATATGTTTGTCCCATAACACAAAGTGTCATGAGCGAGAATGCACCAATGATGGGGGACACTGATGCACTCTCGCCCACGCAAACTGATACCGAAGTATCAGTTTGTATGAGCGTTGCTCACGCAACTTGTTCTGCGTTCACATCACCTGTCTTTATGAAAGAAAACTTTAGCATCTCACGCAAACGCTCGTTCTCTTGTTGCAATAACTCAATGTCGATGCGAGCATTCTCCAATGTTGCAGCGATAATGCGTAGTTGTCTCTCTGTTTCTTTATTCATTTCTTTTCTCCTTTGTTTTCTATGAAATACCAGAAGCCAGTTTGTAGCAAGCCACTGATTTGGTCAATGATTTCACCATCAGTGAAGTCTTGACCATCTTGTTTGATGATGCGGTCAATTTCTTTGAGCACATCTATTATGTTGCACTGATGGCAACCATACTCCAACATTGGGGTGTCATCATCTGACATTTGACCATTCCATTTCATTGCTGTTCTCCTGTTTCTTTCTGTGTTGTTGTTAGATAATCCATGTACCAAAGAATTGCGTACTTGGAAAGTGTTGGAATGAATGCACGAATTTCTACCGTGTTGCCACGAACATTTACAGTCTTGTACCTACTTGTGTAGTCATTTACATCTGTAACAAACTCTGTTGCGCACCAGGCAGTTGGCTTTACAAACATTTGTCCAACACCAATAGACGATAGTGAAATATGGTCTGATGTAACAGTGTTTGCAAATTGCACAACATGGTCATCATTGTCAAATGATGAACGGTTCATGTGAATATGCAAACCTTGTTCGCCAATTTCATGGATATTGAACCCTGAGTGTCTAACCAAATCCATGAAAGACCAATCAAAGTGTTGCCTGTAATAACCAATAGTTGCTGGGTGACTGACAATCTCAAATCCATTACACAAAGAACTTTCTTGCTTGCAAACAACATCATCATTATGTTGTGTAATGCGTGACGCAAGTCGTCCTTTGCGAATACTATTTGTCCTGTCCTCAACTTCTAACTCAAATCCAAATAATGTTTGATTTGGATTTACTTTGAGACTATGAGATTTACTCTCATCATCTCTCCATGAAACAAATGGCTTTGCATGGTATGAAAGTATGTTTGTCATTTCTGTTTCTCTTTTCTGTTTGTGTGTTTATGTGTTTATGAAACTGATACCGCAGTATCAGTTCCAGTCCTTGTTTGTTGGGTGATTATTGCGTGAACGAAGAAACTGTTGTGCCTCTGGACTAGACCAGTTCTTCATTTCCATTGCTTGACGAGCAATCCATTCATCACTCATAGTCCAATCTTTCTCTGCTTTCTCGTAGCCGTACTCAAATGCAAAGCCCCACACAAGTAGGACAACAATGAGTGCAGTTGTAAATAAGCCGAACCAATTCATTAGATGCTCCATTCTGTTGAGAACTTAGGTGTAACACCAAGTTCGTCTTTGCTAATTCGTTTTTCTACGGTCACAATATCTGAAAATTGCTGAAGTAACGCAAGCACTTCTGCAAGTTCCTCTTTGCCTTTCATGATTTGTGCACGCAATTCGTAAGCACGATTATTGAGTGCTTCGAATGACTGGTTATTTTTTCTATTACGCATTGCTATCTCCTTGTTTGTTGTTTGTTTTGTTTTGCTCACTTGTGTGAACATGACGCAACACCATGCAGGGGGTTACATGATGTTGCGGTAACTCACACAGAGTTACGAAACTGATATCGCAGTATCAGTTATTTTTCCTCAAGCATTTTGAGCAACTGTGCCTTGGTGTACTTGCTTGCTTCACGCTTGGCATCAAATTTCTTGCTCTTGCTCTTTGCACGCTGTCCGTCACCAGCAACCAATGTCTTGAGGCTATTCCAAGATGCAGTGGCGTATGTCTTTTCGCAAGCGAAAATTGCATTGTCAATAGTGCCGTACTTCTTGAGCAATTTCATTCCTGCAGTGACATTCTGACGAATTGTGTTGTTGCTGTGTCGTGCTTCGCCAGCATTGCAAACTGAAAGGCTTGCTTTTGCATACTCACTTGCGGACACTTTCAGTTTCATTGCTTCACTGCTTGCGCCGAACCAACCAACAATGATGTCGTATTGACCGCCAAGTATTTTTGGCTCATGCTTAGTCATGTAATCGGTACGGGTGATTTTCTTTTGTGTTTTCATTTTGTTTTTTCCTTTTTTGTTTGGAGTTGTTCCGCAACTCACACGGAGTGATTACTCACTAGACGACACAAACTGATACCGCAATATCAGTTTGTATCGGTACTAAGTAATCGCTAACGCTTATTGGTTATACACACTCTCAATGAAGCCATTGCAATTCTCAATGCCATAGCCCTCAAAATACATTCCCGTCTCGAATTGGTAATGCGCATACTCAATGCACTTATCACACACACAAGCCTTACGCTTTACAAGCCACATGAGTGTGTCTATTTCTTCTTCACTCATAATGTCTCCATTGGAATAATGCACGCTCATATCTATCTCTTTTCTTTTGTATGGACTAGCCCTTGTGGCTATGCCCTCTACAACTAGAGTGGGGCTCAATTCGTGGAATTGGCTTGTTGCCAAAAGAGCCTGTTTTTGCAGGGTTTTGCGTTCACATCACACAGGGGAGGGTGGGCCCCCCCGGCACCCAGCGACGAAATGGATGGCAATAACGCAAAGCCGTGCAATCAATTTTCCCAAAAGGGGGTGGGGGATAGAAAAAAAGGGATGCTACCCTTGTATTATTTGGATTTGCGGGGTTTTTTCTTCTTGTTGGCTTTAGCCTGCTCACTCAAAGCAATGGCAATAGCCTGTTTACGGTTGGTGACTACCTTGCCACCCTTGCCTGAGTGCAATGTGCCCGTCTTAAACTCGTGCATTACTTTTTGGGTTTTTGTCTTTTTGGTAGCCATTATGAGCCTTTAATCCATTTCTTGTTTTTTGGTTGTGCGGTTTTAGATGGAGACCATTTTACTTTGTTTGCCCAGTATGCAGCAGACATTGGACCTCTTGCTATGTTGCTGCGGTGTCGGCTTTTGAAAGCCTCACGCTGTCCAGCAGTTTGATTGGTTTTAACACCCTGTTGACCAAAGCGTATTGTTTTTACTTCACCACCAGATTTAGCCACAACAATGTGAGACTTGGTTGGATGACCCGGGGTAGCCTTTGGTCTGTTATATCCAGACACTCCAGCCCTCGCTAAACGAGGGTCTTTTTTACTCGTCGCCACTTTCAGTCTCCTCTGTCTTAGAAGCATTTTTGGTGATTGGACCGCCAGTTACCCAAGCGTCACAGGTTCGGTCTCCTGCGCATTTGAAGTCAAAGATTTCGCAGTAACCAAGTTGGGCTGTGTTGATAATGTCCCATGCTGATGACATTGGCTCATCGCCAAGTCCTTTCTCGATACATGACAGCATGTCTGGTGAAACAACAAAAGCGGCACAGTTTTTGCAACGTGCCTTCTTGACTTCTGGAATACTGATATTCCACATCTTGGCTTTCTTGCCCCAAAAACCATTGTTTGGAAGGGCTGGTGTCAAGGGACCGTAATTGGCATTGTCGATTGCATACTGACGATTCTTAAGGTTGATGGTGATGTCCTGTGTAGCAGGTGGACATCCGTTAATTAGTTTTTCTTCAGCCATTTTACCTTCTCTTGAACTTGTGACCGTAGCCTACGAGCCAACCTTCGCTCTTAAGGAGCGAGGTTGGACATGTCTTGCCTTCCCCCCTCCCCTACCCCTCCCCCCATTCGTTACATAACTGTCTGCGTTCACAGCAACACTCACAGTGGTCGTAACGAAATGTCTTTATAGCAATGAAACAGAACGAAGAACTGACGCTCACAAGCCAACAGCAGGAATACCTTGACTGGCTCCTCACAGCCCCTAGCGAGCGTGTACCGCCATCCAAAAAACAGATGGCTGTGCACGTAGGCGTAGATGTCAAGACACTCCGCCGATGGGAAAAGAAAGAAGTGTTCCTCTCTCAGTGGAAAGAGGCGGTGGACGAAGTTCAGGGGTCTCCTGAGCGCACTCAGAGACTCCTAGACACGTTGTATGCCAAAGCACTGGACGGTGACACTAAATCTGCACAGTTGTATTTGCAGGCGACTAACCGTATGGCTCCGCCTACGGTAACGGTTCAGTCTAATAAGAAAGCAGCAGAACTTTCTGATGCTGAGTTGGATTCTTTAATCGCTGCGGTAGCGGAGCGTGAGAAGGCTCAACGTACACACTTGAAGGCTTTGTGACCTTGGTCGAATGTCCTGAGTGTGGCGAGGAGTATCCACCTGTGGCAACACATTGGATTTGTCCAGCGTGCGGAATTGATGACAGGGCACAGCCAAAGATGGCTGTGTTTGAGGTAAGGGATTATGGCGACAACTAACGATGCAATGTTTGAGGCTCTCTCAAAGTCATACCCATCTGCTGGTCAGACCCTTGGAGACCTTTTGTACACTTTTGCACAGGATAAGGGTTTTGATTACCGTGGCACAATTGCTTACGATTGGTTTGTTGGTCAGGGTGCTACAGGCACAACTGTTGGCGATTTGGGAAACAACTTTTTTTCGGTTGTTTATGACACCGTAACTTTTGATATTTCTGACCCTGATGAATGGTTGGAGTTGCAAGTCTTTGACCGTTATGACACGGTTGAACAAGAAGTATTAACTTTAATTTGGTAATGTAACGATTTAGGAGAACATATATGGCAACTTTCACAAAAATAGCATTCAACCCTGCTGGCGGTACTCCTTCTGGAACGGGTTTAGGTATTCCAGTCACAGCAACAACAGTTGGCACCGTAGGAACAGTTATTCATACTGCTTCAACAACACCTGCAACTATTGACGAAGTGTGGATTTACGCACAGAACTACGACACCACAGACCGCAAACTTACTATTCAGTGGGGTGGTGCAACTGCTGGAACAAACGAAATTGAGTACACAGTTAAGGCTGAAAACGGTTTGTATCTAGTTTGTCCGGGTCTCATTATGCAGGGCAACGCTACAGCAAAAGTTATTTCTGCTATTGCCGCTACTTCTACTGCAATTGTTTTGTACGGGTACGTCAACCGTATTGCCTAAGGGGTACTAAGTGCCTTCGTTTCTTAAAAACACATCAGGCGGTAAGGCGATAAGCGGTGGAGCGTTGGCTCCACGCTCACGCCGTGGTAATAACACTGACCAAGTAGCGTCTTACTGGTCTGGTGGTGGTGCTAGTGTTACGCCTACTGTTGAGTTTTTGGTTATTGCTGGTGGTGCTGGTGGAGGTGGAGCCGCTTCGTCTTATTGGTCAGGTGGCGGTGGTGGTGCTGGTGGTTATCGCACTTCTGTTGTTGGTGCAACTTCGGGTCGTGGAACATCAGCAGAAGCGGTAGCAGTTATTGCTGCTGGAACTGCGTATACTGTAACTGTTGGTGGTGGTGGTGCTGGCGGTGGTGGCGGTTCTATGGGTAGTAATGGAAACTCATCAATTTTTTCAACTATCACTTCAATTGGTGGTGGCGGAGGTGGATGGGGTGAATCAACTGGTTCAACCAACGGAAACTCTGGTGGTTGTGGCGGTGGTGCTAGTCGTGGAAAATCTGGTGGTGCAGGAACAGCAGCACAAGGTTATGACGCACCAAACTATGTAGGTGGTCAGGGTGGAACTGGCGGTGGTGGTGCTGGAGGTGCAGGTGGAACTGGTCAGGTTGGCGGTGCTGGACTATCTAACTCCATAACTGGTTCTGCGGTAAGTCGTGGTGGTGGCGGTGGAGGTGGAAACCAAGGCGCAGGAGATTCATCAGCAACTTCGGGTGGTGGTGCTGGATTCAATGTGTTCCACGGTCAAGGCACAGCAACATCAGGTACAGCAAACACGGGTGGCGGTGGCGGTGGTTCGTCTGCTTATGGAGCAGCAGGGGCAGGCGGTGCAGGTGGTTCAGGAATTGTAGTTATTCGTTATCCTGATTCATACCCAAACATTGTTTCTATTGACGCTGGTTTAACAAAAACTGGTGGTGGGTTAACACCAACCACAACAACTGGTGGATACAAAATTTATGAGTTTACTGGCGGCGCTGGAACGATTGTATTCTGATGGCACACTACGCATTTTTGGATGAGAACAACATTGTGACCGAGGTAATTGTTGGGCGTAATGAAACAGAAGTTGTTAATGGTATTTCTGATTGGGAAGCACATTATGCAAACTTTCGTGGACAGGTTTGCAAACGCACTTCGTATAACAACAATATCCGCAAACAATATGCTGGTATCGGTTTTTCGTATGACCCTGTGCGTGACGAGTTTGTAGCACCTAAGCCATATCCTTCATGGTCTTTGGATGCTAATAATGATTGGCAAGCACCAGTACAGAAACCATCTGAGGACGGTTTGTGGTCTTGGCATGAGGACACACAAGAGTGGAAACGATAACGCTAGGTGCATTTGCTCGTTCAGGAAATCATTACTTCCAACACATAGTTGAAACTGCGCTTATAGATGTGCGTTGTGATTGGTTATCGCACAGAATAAGCGATTGGGATAATCAACCAAACCGTGTAACCATTATTCGCAATCCAGTTGACTCTGTTGCTTCATGGATTTCAACTACTGGAGATGAACGCCTGAATCGTGCTGAACAAGTTTTGGAATGGTATATTTCGTATTATGAAAAGGTTAATTCACTAGACAAGATTATTATTTTTCCATTTGAGCAATTAATCAATGATTCTCTTGGTTCAATAAACCATGTTTGCAATGTATACGGATTAAATAAATCTTTCTTTTCTAACAATGACACACTAAAGGCTGCTTTTGACAATTCAGTTAATTACATTTGGGCTAATCAAACAGGTATAGATTTATCTCAAATAAAGTATGAAATAAAGAATAATTATCTATTCAAAAATGCAACAAAGATTTACAAAAAACTATGCGTTCCCGTTGGATAATCTTCGTGCCAGTTGCAATACTGGCATTATGGTCTACAGTCGCAAAAGCAGATGCACTTGGAGATTGGACTGCATCGCAGTCATGTCTCAACTCAGGTTCTGTTGAGGTTATTAATAATTCAATTTTAATTAATGGTCCAGATGGTAACGGTTGTTCTGGTAAACCACATTGGACAAAAATTGAGACCACAATTCCAAAAGGTGTAAACAGTGTGTCGTTCAATTGGTCTTATTGGACTAATGATGGTGCTTACTATGACCCACCACAATATGCAGTCAATGGTGTTTACACACAGTTGACACAACAGAATACAGCCTCTGGTTCATTAACTGTACCTGTGGTTGTTGGAGACATATTTACATTCAGGCAATATTCAATTGACACGTGCTGTGCACCGGGTCACTTACAGATAAGTAATCTTTCACTATGGGAATTTACAACAACATCCACGACCCCAACAACGACGACAACTACTACTACTGTCCCCGAAACGACTGTCCTTGCCACCAGCACGACTACTACGACAGTTCCAGAAACCTCAACATCAACATCAACTACGAGTACAACGACGAGCACGACGTCTACTTCAACTACGTCAACCACGACTACTACAACAACAAGTACAACAACAACTACGGTTCCTCAACCACAACCTGAGCCAGAGCCAACATTGTTTTTGCCCACCACAACGGAGCCAGAATCAACAACCACCACAGAGGGGACGCTTCCAGAAGAAACAACCACGACAGTTGAAGAAGTGACCACAACAACTGAGGAAGTGACCACAACATCTGAAGCACCTATTGAAACTACCACAACGCTAGAGTCAAATTTGGAGCCAAATTTGGAGCCATTGGCTGAAGAAGAAGTATTGGCTTTGATTGCTGAAGCAACAACCACGGAAGAACTTATTGCTGTGCTTGAGAACTTGACGCCAGAACAGGTTGAGCAGGTTGTTGACCAAATTCTTGCACAGGAAGAACCACCCACCCCTGAGCAGGCTGTCGCTTTGGCGACCAGCCCAGAGGTGCTGTCAATTGTGACTCCACAGCAGGCGGTTGAAATCTTTGAGTCTTTGGATGTGGCCGAACTGAGTACCGAAGAAAAAGATGCGGTCACAGAGGCTGTCCAGTCCGCACCCCTAGAGGTGCGACAGGCGTTTGAAGACACAATTGACATCTTCTCCGACGACTTTGGTGACTACGTGCCTTTGGGCTCCACTGTGCCCGTAGATACCCGCCGTACCCTTATTGCCGTAGCGGCTGGTGCTACAACTATTGCTGTGTCCTCACGCAGACGGTAACGATTCAGGCTAATAGCGTGAAGAAACTCTTATCCGAAATCCATGCTTTGACTTGGACGCTTGCTGGCACCGGTATGGTGCTTATCACGCTGTCTGGGCAAACAAAGGTTTTGGGTTGGGGAATCACCGTAATAGCCGTGATAATCCATTTACTCGGCGTAATGTTCAAGGAGAACAATGAATAAGGCAAAAGATATTGCAGGCAGAATTGTTGCACTTTTCCTCACCAACGCCCTCGGCGTGGTGACTGGTGCTGCCATTATTGCCCCAGACCTAGAAGTATGGAAGTCGGCTCTTATCGCTGGCGCAGTATCCATTTTCAAGGTTGCAGAACAACTTGCAAAGGCAAGCATTGATGGTGTTCTCACCAAAGATGAAATTGATGCAGCATTTGGTGCAAGTCCTAAAAAGATTGCAGCCAAGAAAGTAGCCGCTAAGAAGGCATAATGGAACTCACTGACCTTCTCAATGAGAAGGAGTGGAGAAAATGCAAAGGTAGTGAGGGTGCAACCACCGAAGAATTGGTGGCTGCATTTTCACACTTTTGTTCAACCCATTGGATGATTCGACACCCTGAGCGGGGTCGTATCAAGTTCGTTTTGCGTGAAGCACAGGAAGAAACTGTAAGAGTTTGGATTGACTCTCGCTACAGTATTGTTCTGAAGGCACGACAGATTGGGTTCTCTACTCTGGCTGCTGCATTTACATTCTGGGAGACATTTTTTTGGGCTGACCGCTTTACGGTCATGCTTTCACGTACCGAACGTGAAGCATCTAAGTTGTTGCAGAAAACCAAGTACGGCTACAAAATGCTTCCTGCGTGGATGCGTGTGCGTGGACCAGACCTACTTTCTGACAACCAGTTGAAGATGGTCTTTGCTAATGACTCATCTATTGAGTCCCTACCTTCTGGCAATGACCCTGCTCGTGGTGAATCCGTATATCGAGTAATTATTGACGAAATGGCGTTCTTGCCCAACGCCGAAGAGGCGTGGGCATCTATTGAACCAATTGCTGACGTTGGTGGTCGTGTCATTTGTTTAAGCACAGCAAACGGTGAAGGCAACATATTTCATCAACTATGGTCTGGTTCTCAAACTGGAACAAATAGATTTACTGGAATCTTTTTTCCTTGGTCTGCTGGAGACCGTGACCAAGATTGGTATGAAGCAAAAAAGCAAGACCTTCCAGATTGGCAGTTGGCACAGGAATATCCGGACAATCCAGAAGAAGCATTTATTCGTTCTGGTCGTCCAGTATTTGACCTTGAGGCATTGCGACAAATAAATGTAGTTGACCCAGACTGTGGTTATCTAAAGAACGAATTGGGAAAAAATGTTTACACTTTCATAAAAGACGGTGGAGAGTTATCAATTTGGGATTTCCCAACTCTCAATGAAAACTATGTGATTGGTGCAGACGTTGCAGAAGGTCTTGGACATGGAGACTATTCATCAGCGCATGTCATTTCTGCGGACACAGGTTTGGTTGTAGCCCACTGGCATGGTCATGTTGATGCAGACTTGTTTGGAGAAGAAATTCTTAGGGCTTTGGGTTATTACTACAACCATGCCTTGATTGGTGTTGAATCAAACAACCACGGTTTGACGACAATCAAAGGTTTGCAGCGTGTTGGGTACAGAAACACTTATCGTCAACGAAAGATGAATGCTAGAAACCCAACCCCAAGTGAAACTATGGGCTGGAGAACAACTGCAGTTTCCAAGCCGTTGGCAATTGACGAGTTGAATGCCTCAATCCGTGACGAGGCTATTTTGCTTTACGATTTTAAGACCATTGCTGAACTTCGTTCATTTGTGCGTGAAGCCAATGGAAAGATGCATGGTTCTCCACATGACGACCGTGTAATGTCTTTAGCCATTGCTAATCAGATGCTCAAGTATGTCTGGCTTCCGGAATATCGATACGACCCAGCACCACCCAAAAACACTCTAGGTTGGTGGGAGCAGCACATAATCAAAGAGAAAAAGGAGAAATCACTACCTATTGGTGCATTTAATATCCGAGGGTAACGATTAAAGCCTATAGTTATGAAAGAATTCCGCTGTTTAGAGTGTTTGTCAACCTTTGAGGCAGATGAATTGCCTCGTCGTGGCTCAATTTGCTTCAAATGCCATGTAAAAACAATTCGTCTTGGATTTACTTATGGGCAAGAAGACTTTCACGGCCCAACCGTGAAGGAGCGGGCAGATGAACAAGTTCGTGTAGCCAAAGAGGCTGGCATTAATGCCGAGCCAGTAGGTAGTCGTTGGGTTTGAGATGGAGATGGTCTGGGTCCCGATTATTGTCGCAATCATCTCAGGACCACTCGTTGTTGTATTACAAAAACTTAGGAAAGAAAATACCAGCCAACACGCAGAAGGACAAATCCTTCTTCGAATGGTTGGGACAAAAGTTGATAAAATTGCCAGCAAACTTGACAACCATATTGGTTGGCACGAAGGACAAGAGGACAAATAATGGCTCGAAAATCTAATTCGGAAATTATTGTAAGTTACAGAAACAAGATTGAACAAACAAAGCGTTGGAGGCGTGAAGAACGCTGTGACGATTTGTGGTCACGAATGATTGACATGTACCGTGGAAAGCATTTTAAGACAGAAACCGAAGAAGACCGTTTGCTTGTCAACATTGCTTTTGCAACCATCAACGTAATCTCACCTAGCGTTTCCGTTAACTATCCAAAGATTACTGTTAATGCCCGGAAGTATGAAGATGCTCCTCGTGCTGTTGTGACCGAAGCCGTAGTTAACTACTGGTGGAGACACTATGAGTGCCAGAAAGAATTCCGTACAGCAGTAAAAGACATGCTCATTATTGGTCATGGTTTCCTAAAGACTGGTTATCGTTTTGTTGAAAAGGATGGTTCGGATTACGAAGCATCCGATGAACTGGCTTCAGCAGCACCAGAGTCAATTACTGAGTCTGATTTTATTATTACAGAAGACCGACCATTTGTTGAGCGCATTTCTCCATTTGATATTTTTGTTGATGCAGATGCAACATCAATGCAAGATATGCGTTGGATTGCACAAAGAGTTCGTCGTCCATTAAAAGATGTTAAAAAAGACAAGCGTTATAACTCTGCTGCACGAAATGAAGCAGCACCTTCGCATTACTCAAAGTGGGGAATTGACGATTGGCGTGGGTCGGTAAGACCACGCCGTACTGAAAACGAAGATGATGCTTATGTAGAAATCTGGGAATACTACGACATTGAAACAGGCAAGATGTCTGTGTTCTGTGATGGTGGTGACAAGTTCCTTGTCAACCCAACAACAATCCCATTCTCATTTGGTCATCCATTTGTGATGTTGCGCAACTACGAAATTCCAGAACACTTCTACCCAATGGGTGAACTGGAAGCAATTGAACCGTTGCAAATGGAACTTAACCAAACACGTACACAGATGATGAACCATCGTAAACGCTTCTCACGTAAGTGGCTGTACAAGGAATCAGCATTCGATGCTGATGGTCGTGCAGCGTTGGAGTCAGATGACGACAACGTAATGGTCCCAGTTATTTCAGAAGAAGGACTTGGTAATGTCATCACGCCAATGCCAGCAGTTATTAGTCCGCCAGAGTTCTACAACCAATCGAATCTTATTTCTGGAGATATTGACCGTGTATCTGGTGTTTCCGAATATCAGCGTGGTGGTATGCCAGAAATTCGTCGTACAGCAACTGAAGCAGCAATTTCACAGGATGCTTCAAATGCTCGCTCTGCGGACAAGTTGGCAATCATTGAGCGTGGTATTGGTGAATGCGCTCGTCGCTTGGTTATGCTTGCACAGCAATACATGACGGCAGAAGGTGCTGTTCGTGTTGCAGGCAAAGACGCACAACCAATCTGGGTAAACTTTGACCGTGACTACATTCAGGGTGATTTTGACTTTGAGGTAGAAGGTGGTTCAACACAGCCAATCAACGAATCATTCCGTCGCCAAATGGCACTACAAGTTGTTGACGCAATGGCTCCGTTTGCTTCCGCTGGAATTATTGACATGCCAAAGTTGGCTACTTATGTTCTTCAGTATGGTTTTGGTATCAAGAGTGCAGCCTCGTTTGTGACCGCACCACCACCTCCAATGCCACCAGAAATGGGTGGAGCACCGCAAGGTGCACCGCCTCAGGGCATGCCACCACAGGGACTTCCACCAGAGGCAATGATGCAAGGAGCGCCACCGCAAGGTGGAGCACCAGCAGGTTTACCACCTGAACTTGCAGGATTGCCACCTGAGTTGTTAATGCAACTCATGCAAGGTGGAGGTATGCCACCACAAGGCATGTAACGAATAAACCAAACATATAGAGCAACCCGAAAAGGACTCCTAAAAAATGAGCGATATAAATAGCAATGAAATCACAGCCGATGTGACCCCGGAAGAACTGGGACAATCACAAGAGGTTGCGGATGTAGTTGATGCCTTAACCGAGGAACAAATTGATTTGCTCCCTGTTGATGAGTTTGGAGACAGATATGTTTCCGTAACCGTTGGCGGTGAGGAAGTTAAAGTGCCACTCAAAGAGGCGCTTTCTGGATACCAGCGTCAAGCGGACTATACCCGTAAGACACAGGAACTCAGTGAGCAACGGCGACAAGTGCAATTTGGTGCCGCTTTGCAAGAAGCCTTGCAAAACGACCCACAGGGTACTTTAAGTCTGCTTTCACAGCATTACGGCGTTGGACAACAAGCCTCTGAAGAAGAGGAATTGTACATGGACCCAGTTGAGAAACAGTACCGACAATTGGAAAATCGAGTTCAAGCCTTTGAGCAAGAAAAAGCAAGGAATGAACTTGAGCGAACAATACAGTCGCTGCAAACACGATACGGCTCGGACTTCGATGCCAATGAGGTTGTGTCAAAGGCTTTAGCCATTGGCTCATCTGATTTGGAAGCGGTGTACAAGCAGATTGCGTTTGACAAGGTGTACGAGGATGCATTGACCGTTCGTCAACTTCGTGAGAAGAGGGCAAATGAGCAAAAGCAGATTACGGACTCAAAGCGTCAAGCGTCAGTTGCTTCCACTACTTCTTCGGCTGGAAGTGCAGATGTATCAGCACAACCCATTAAATCATTGCGAGACGCATTTGAAGCCGCAAAACGGCAACTAAGCGTTTAGCGTTCAATTAAGGAGAAATCAAAATGGCATCAGCCAATAGTAACTTTGATAACTTGCTCACAACTACGCTTGCGAACTATCGCAGCCAGTTGACCGACAACGTTTTCACTGCACGTCCACTCACCTACACCCTCATGGATAAGGGTCGCATCCGTATGCTTAACGGCGGTACGAAGATTGTTGAACCTCTTATCTACGGCAAGAACTCAACTGTTGCTTCATACAGCGGTTATGACTCACTTGCTTTGACCCCACAAGAAGGCATCTCGGCTGCTGAATACGACTGGAAGCAGTACGCTGCATCCATCGCAATCAGCGGTATTGAAGAAGCCAAGAACAACGGTGAACAAGAAATCATCAACTTGCTCGAAGCCAAGATTATGCAGGCTGAAGAGTCAATGCGTGAATCTTTCAACCAAATGTTCTTCTCTGATGGAACTGGTAACAGCAACAAAGACTGGAACGGCCTTGGAAACTTGGTTGAGTCCGGCAACACCGTTGGTGGAATCAACTCGTCAACTACAGGAAACGAGTTCTGGCGTTCGTATGAGGAAAACACCGCAACTGCGTTGACCCTCGCACAAATGGCAACCGCTTACAACAGCACCTCTGTTGGAAACGACCACCCAGACGTCATCTTGTCAACTCAAACCTTGTTTGAGAAGTATGAAGCATTGCTTCAACCAAACCTTCGTTTCACGGACACCAAAACTGCAGATGCTGGATTCCAGAACCTGTTGTTCAAGGCTGCTCCGATTATGTACGACGTACATTGCACTGCAGGTGTTATGTACTTCCTCAACACGAAGTATCTCACATTGGTCGGTCACAGCAACAAGTGGTTTGCACAGACAGACTTTGTTAAGCCAGAAGACACTGATGCTCGCTATGCGCTCATCATGTGCTACGGAAACCTCACCTGTCGCAACCGTGCGAAGCAGGGCAAACTCACGGCAAAGACCGCCTAAGTTAACTAACCAATAAGGAGAAATCAAAATGCCACTATTAGCAAATGATACAGCGGGTGCTCTCACTCGTAAGCGTGTAGAAGAATGGGCAGCAAAAGTAGAAAAGACAACTATTGTCGCCGCTACTGATGCAGCAACAGTAATGTCAGCAGCAACACTTGCTGGAGCGGGTAGCGTCATTTACACGATGACACCAACTGCAGCACGTACCTTGACCACACCAACTGGTGCGGAATTGGGTGCAGCATTCACGGATGAAGCAGTAGGAACCTCGTTCGAGTTCACAGTTGTAAACAATGCGGCAGCAACGTATGCAATCACTGTAACTGCGGGTGCTTCTGGTATCACGCTTGTTGGTCAAGCAGCAACTTTTGCGGTTGCAGCAGCATCATCAGCAACATACATTGTTGTTTTCACTTCAACAACTGCGGTTTCAATTTACCGTAAGTAATTAATCGGGGGAGTGGGACACCCTTCATTAGCCCACTCCCCCCTTTTACATTGAGTTAGGAGACTTCAATGGCATCAAAAAAAGCAATGAATGCATACGGACTTCGTTTGACCAAACAGGCTCAAAAGAAGGTTGCAAACAATAAGCCAAGTCAAGAAAAATCAAAGCCAAACTTTAAGCCGGGTGGAAACTTCTCAACTGGTCGTGCAATTAAGGCTCAACCTGAAACTCGTGCAAGCAAGAAGCCAAGTGCTTCTTCAGCAAGACAAGCAGGTGGACGTGCCAAAGAAGGTCTTGGCAAGTTTAGCGGCGGAGTTGGTCGTGTTGGTTCTGGAGAAATGAAGGAACTCAAGGGAACTGGAAAAGGTTCTGGCAAGAGTTACCTCAAAGCAACTCGTGCAGTTGCTTCAAAAGGACAGGCAATACGCAAGGCTGATGCAGCAAGTGCTGCAAAGCGTCGTAAGAGCGGAACAACCCGTTCACGAGGTATGTACTAAATAAATCTATATATCCCTCATCACGATGCCACACTCGTGATGGGGGATATGTAACAAATTGGGTTAGTTGTATATGAAAAACGCCGTACAAGCCCAGTCGTATTACGGACAACCAGTATCTGGTTTCCGCCTAGCCCCAACAGCGGGAGCAAAGATTGCTGCTCCATCTGCGCCATATATAGGTCGCAACCGTTGTATTGCCAATGAGGACACCTGTGAGGGTCCAAAGGCACGGGGCACGGATTATTGCATCGGACACCTAAGGTCAAAAGGTCAGGCTAAATGAGCGTAACTCTGGCAACTCTGCGTACACAGGTACGCAATATGGCTGACTTAGATGAAGTGGATTTGCCAGACTCCATTATTGACCAGTTTGCCCGTGAGGGTTTTCAGCGCATTTATTCGCTTGAACGCAGATGGCCGTGGTTGCAACAGTCGTATGCATTTAACACAGTTGCAAACCAACGTGAATATACGATTTCCACAATTGGTGACATTCGAGAAATTATTTCTGTAATTGATAGTAGTACTTCAGGTGCTCGTCTTACATTGATTCCATATGACAACGCCGAAGAAATTTGGCTTGGGAATACAGATGTTCCAAGCCGACCATACTTCTATTCTTTCTGGAATAAAAAATTGCAATTGTGGGCTAAGCCCAATGCGGTTTATCCAATGGTTGTTCGTGCTTATCGCAATCCTGTTTATACTTGGTTGACAAATACAGCAGAAACAATTGACCTTGATGAATGGTTCCACGCTCTACTTCCGTATTTTGTGCTTGCTCGTGTATACCAGCGTCAAGAAGATGCTCAATTATCACAAATGTACATGACATCTTTTGAAGAAGGTATTGGTCTTGCCCGTCGTGACTTGATGAAGGCATCAAGTGCACAACCTGTAATCATGTCTGCTGGTCGTCAGTACCCAACTATGCGTCGCTGGTTGCAGACGCTTGGGGCGACTCTTGGACAATGAGCAATGTATCCGTTGAACGCTACGACGACTTCACTGGTGGTCTAAACCTTAGGGCTGACCAGTTCCAGTTGGCTCGAAATGAGTCACCTGACATGTTGAATGTTGAAATTGACCCTCGTGGTGGTTTGTTTACTCGTGGTGCTATGCGTGAGATTAACTCTACGGCTGTGTCTGGCACATGGGCACCGTACAAGTTGCATGCATTTTATGGTGCAACTCCAAGAGTAATGCTGTCAAGTAGTACGAATGTGTTTCATTCAAGTGGAACCAACTTTACACAGTTGCAGTATTCTTCTGGTAATAACATTGTCGCAAACAATACACATGGTGCATCATTTGCTAACTGGGGTCAAGACCTTTATGTTGCAACTGGAACAGCCGGAACTGCTACATATAGTTGGGCTACTGGAAGCACTTATGCCAGTGCGATTTTAACTATTGCAACTGCTGGCAACTTTAATGATAACTACAATTCACCATCACGCAATCGCTTTCCACAGGCTGAACACATTACTGTGCATGCAAACAAAATGTTTGCTGCAGGTGTTAAAACCGCTGGAACCACTTATGTAAATAGACTTCACTGGTCTCATGAGGCAGAACCAAATGACTGGGCTACAAAAGACTATATTGATTTTCTCGGTGGTGGAGATGGAATCAAGGCACTTGCTGTGTACGCAGGTCAGTTGATTGTTTTCAAACCAAACTCAATTTACATTGTTTACGGCTATGAAACGGCAGACTTTGCTGTTGTTGAACTCACGTCACGACTTGGTGTTGATTCGCCAAACAAGGTTGCTGTTGCTGAAAACGGAATCTATTTTTACTCACATCCAAATGGTTTGTTTTTCTACAATGGTTCAAGCATTGTTGATTTGTCTGACAACTTTAACTCCATTTATCCAAACAACTATGTTAATGATTCTGCAACATCGACGATTTCTGTTTCGTACATAAATCGTCGTGTATGGCTTTCAATTCCATATTCAAAAACAACATCTGTAAGTAATGCAACAGTGAATTTTATTTACGACCCAAGCATTGGTCAACGTGGTGCGTACACATTATTTAGTACTGCTGATAGTTACGGGGTAATTGGTGGGTGTGACTTTACTGCATCAACTGGTATTACTTATGGTCTTGCAATACATCCGGGTATTCCACGAGTGTTAAAGGTTGATGCCTTTGAGGCTGAAACCGATTTGCTTGCAACAGTTGAAACCAACTTTAGTTCCTATTACAGAACTGGTTGGGTTGATGGTCGTTCTTATTCAATGAAAAAAATGTGGCGCAGACCAGACATTGTTATTAAGCAGTCAGATACAGCAAGAACCGTGAATGTCAAGGTATTTCACAACTTTGAGGAAGCAAGTGGAAACGAACGTAAAACGTTTGATATTTCTATTGATTCATCTGCAACTGGAATGCTCTGGGGTGAAGGTCGTTGGGGTTCTGGAAGATGGGGTATACGGGCCGAAGGTGCACAGGTTGTGCGTGGCTCAAACCTTGGACTAGCACGCTCTGTGCAACTTTTATTCACTGGTCCAACTGGACTTTCTTGGGGTATTGACAGTATCTCATACAAATTTAATACACGAAAGGTAACTGGATAATGGCAATTACTATTCCACACTCATTTACAAGCGGAACTATTGCTGAAGCATCTGAGATGAATGCAAACTTCACAACTGTGGGGTCTTATGTAAACGGTTTGTCAACCGGTGCAAACATTGATGCTGGAGCAATTGCTGCAACAAATATTGCAGCAAACGCAGTAACAAACTCAAAGATTGCTGATGGCGCAATTAGTTATATAAAATTAGATAGTGCTGACGTTCCAAACTCATTGGCAGTAAATGACCAGATTGTGCTCGCAGGACAGGTATTTGGCTGATGGATTCATTTTCGGTTCCAGCATTGACAGCACTCAAGTCAACGGATGCGACAGCAATCCGTCAGATTGCGTCGTCTTTGATTATGGAGATTGACAAGTTGAATAAGAGGATAGATGACATGGAAGCCAACCGTAAGAAGGCTTACGAAGATAGAAAGGCTGCAAAATATGGCGTATGACGCAAGTGCGTTCGAAGCACGTCGCAGAAACTTAATGGACCAATATGCATCTACTGGTGCATCTAACGCCTATTCTAATTTTCTTTCACAGCAACGTGGTCAAAGAAATCTTGCCGACATGGCAAAAGGTTATGAGAAGGCTCAACCACAGATTCGTACATCAATGGCAAAACGTGGAGTCTACACACCAAATGTGCAGTCTGGCATTTTCAAGAAAGCGTTACAAGATTTTGCACAAGAAAGAATCAATCAGACTTCGCAGGCTCAGCAAGACCTTGCTCAGCAGAATGCAATGTTTGATTTGGGTCAAGCACAACTTGCAGGTAACTACAAAGTTGGCATACAAGATTTGGAAGCAGAAAAAGCAAGACAGATTGAGCAGGATGCTCTTGAGTTGATGAGATTAAGGAGTGGTTTCTAATGGTTAACGAGGCAAATCCAAATGCATACAATAATCCTCGTGTTCGCACATGGGGTCCTCCGGGTGGAACTGGTCGCCGTGTTGTAGCAACTGTTCAACCACCAGCACCGACTGGTAGTTATGCTGGTCCATCTTCAAATCAAAATGTTCAACAGAACATTCGTCAAGCAGAAGCAAACCCAGCACCATATGTTTCAGGTGCAGATTTGGCTAAGCAACAAGAAGAGCAAGCACAACTTATTGCAAACACAGTTCTTGGAACTGAAATGTCGTCTGGTGGACAGAAATACACAACTCCATACCAACAAGCATTAGCCACTATTTATAGCGATGGTAATGGTGGAGGAGGAAGCGGAGGAATGAAGGCTTCCGACAAACTTGCTTTAGATAAATGGAATGCAGAAAAAGCGCAAAATCAGGCTGTTGCAGAAAAGAATCAACGTACTCTTCAAGGAATGATTGACCAACTTACGTCAAAGAGTTACCGTGGGAATATTGATGACCTCATTTCTCAAATTGAAGGAATGAATACAACCGGTAAACAAAACATCAATGATGTTTACAATACGGCAATTGGGAATATTGGTGCTGGTTATACAACTGCACAAGATTTGATGAATACTGGTTATGGTGCGTTGCAAGACTATTTGTCACAAAACCAAAACAATCCATACGCTGGACTTGGTGTGACGATGCCAACGGTTTCCAACCCAATGGAGAACTACTTGAATGCTTATGGTGCAATGTCTCCTGACATTGCTAACCAGATTCAGGCAGAGCAGATTGCTGGTCAGCAGGGTGCTGGAGCATTCCAGAACCTTATTAACGTACTTGGTGCCAATGCCAAGTCTAACGACCTCTCACGCCTTGCTGAAGCCAAGATGGCACAAACTATGGGTCTTACTGGTTTGGGTACTCAGAAGGCTGCGTACACATCACAGGCGGCAAATGCACAGCAACAGGCTTTGGCTTCGCTTGCACAGCAGATTGCTCAGTCTAAGTTTGAACAAGAACAGGCTGCTGGAAACCGTTACCAGAGCATTTTGGATTCAATTATTGGAGCAGGTGGAAGTCTCCCAACAGCACCACCACCGCCTCCACCAACTGGAAAAAATACTAGTTTGAGTCAAGATGTACTCGACCAGTTGGCTGCACGTACTAGGTAACAAAGGGTTTATACAGTATGAGCATGCAACCCCCTATTGGGCAACCAGATTACAACGCAATGCTTCCTATTCTGGCTACATACGCCAACCGCAAAGGCGGTGGCAACTCTGGGGATTTGAGTAACATTCTGAACCCGATGATGGGTTTGTTCTCTAATTCGTACACAGCACCGCAAGTGATGTCAGATGAGGAAATCCAACGAATCTATGCTCCACAGACTTTGGCTATCCGCAATAGCGATGACCCCATCTCTACGTCAATCCTTGACTATATTGAGCGTGGCTACCCTGCAATCCAAATCAAAAAGATTCTTAGTGATGGTGTAAATAAGACTGGAACAATCCAGTTGAATGACCCAAGTGAAATCAACATGTACAACAAGTTGGTTGACGACCTATTTGCTGAAAGCAAATCGGTTGACGAACAACGCTATAAGATTGCAAATGAAGACACCATCTACGAGAAGTATGGTCTGCGTAATCCAAACGAAGAGTTTGATGCAAAGAAGTTATTCCCAGAGATATTCACTGGTCTTGAAAATCAAAAACAAACAATCAAGAAAGGTATTGAACCAAAACTTCAAGCCATTCGTGACAAATTTGCAAAACCAGAAAACAACATGCCACAAGGTCTTCTTAAGTCTGCGACTATTGAAGAGTTCCTAAAAGGAAATGTTGATTTCAAATTGCCGGGCAATAAGAAACCAACACAACAAGATAAAAACTGGTCAATGGTTCTTGCTAAAAGACTTGATGATTATGTTAAGGGAAATCCAGTACAACTTTCAACTACTGGCAAATCGCAGTGGATGGACGATGCTACATTTGCATCAACAGCAAAACAACTTGAAGATGCAACTGGTATTAAAGTCCAACTTCCAAATCAGGTTGAAGATATGTCTACCAACAAACAGCGTGGTGTTGGCAAGACAACATCACGTGATGAAGCATTCAAAAAAGCACAAATGAATTATCAGTTGGAACTCGCCGGCGCACCTGTGACCGCACACAAAGTTGGAAATACTGGTGGTGCTGTAACTCAAATTCCTGTAGATAATCTTCGTGACCCTGTTCAACAACAGCAGAAGTTAATTGACCTAGTACAAAAGAAAGTTCAGGAGGGTTTGAAAGCCAGAGGAGAAACGCCATTTAATCAAGACATGCTTAATAGGATTATTCTCAACAAAGCAATGGGTGGGTAATGGCTTCACAGCAAGAACTGCTTTCAGCACTTCAAGGATTAGCACAACAAACTTATGCAACCAAAGCACCGGCACCAGTAGCCGTTGCTCCAACAACACGCACCGCCTCGCCACCCAAGATGGGTGCGAGTGGTGCTCCAAACCTATTTGACACAATTGTAAAACAGGCGAACACGGTTCCATTGAGTCCAGTAAGTCAAAAGACTCGTGCTGCTCAGCAGGGTCTAAATACTTATGCACGAAATCAGGGCATGAAGTATCCAAACGTTCTTGATGAAATTCAGTCCGCAGCAGCAGGTCAAACAAAACCATCAGGAGCACTTGGTGCTCTTGCACATGTTCTTGATAACCCAATTGCAAAGGTTGTTCTCAAACCGCTTGAGATTCTTGATACTGGTCGTCGTGCGGTTATCTCAACTGTCCGTGAAGTGGTTGACGTTCTTGACAGTGATGCGAACACAAAGGCAAGTTTGACGGACTGGTTCAGCCAAACCAAAGACCCAACTTATGGATTTGGTACAGCATTCCCAGTTAAGGGCAACTGGGGTCGTGCTTTAGGTTTGTTTGGTGACTTGGCTCTTGACCCAATTAACTGGTTGACACTTGGTACATCAATTCCTGAGACACTTGCACTTCGTGCAGGTGAAGGTGCGTTAATGAGAGGTGCTGCACTTGCAGCCGAAGAAATTGCAGCAATGGGCCCAGAAGCAGTTGCAAAAATGGCGGCAGAAGAAGTTGCACGTAGTGCAGCAAGCAAAGAGGGTGTAAAACTAGCAAAACTTCTTGGACAACGACAGAGCGGTCGTGGCTTTGCAACTAACCTTGCCAAACTTGCAGATGGTATGGGTGCATCAGCAGAACTTGTGCAAGACATCGCATTGCGTGGACGCACTGCTCTTGGTAGAACTGAAGAAGGAATCCAGTTAGCAAAAAGAATTGGATTGCCAGATAGTGGACTTTACGTAATTGGAACAAAGGTTAAAGTTCCGTTCACAGGACCGGTTGCTGAAATGCTTGAGCGTGGCATTGTGCGTTCACGAATTGGAATAACTGGAAGCCGTGCTGGTGAATGGTTTGCGGAGAACTTCACCACAAAGGGGACATCTGCTGCACGAAACATGCAACCACTTCGACGTGGTTTGCGTACAGGAAAACTTGTTGTTGATGGCAAGTTGCAGAGAATGGATGCAGAACTTGCTCGCTATGCAGTACGCATGGAGACAATGGATAATGCGGCTCGTGCATTAGAAAACATTATGATGGATGCATACGCAAAGCGTGTTGCTCCATTCCTTGAACAAGCAGACGTTAAGGCTGCTGGTCCAGAACTTTACAAGTTCTTGGACACTCCAAAGTTCAAAGAAGATGGAATAACTCTTAACTGGGCACGAGAAATGACGCCAACAGAGGAAACTGCGTACAACAAAGTAAAGCAGTTGTTCAAAGACTTCCATACAGAAGTTGAGGCAAAGTATCAATTGGTTGACCAAGGATTTACCCTCAACGCACACGAAAACTATCTGCCACACATGATGACGGATGAGGCTCGTGATTGGTTGAATAGTCTTACAACTGCTCGTGCTGAAGAGATTCGTCAGTATTTGAAATTAAATATGACTGACCCTGCATCATCGTTTAAGTCTCGTGGATTGATTGAAGGTGCAAACTTCTTTGGCAAAGAACTAACAAAAGATGATGTGCTTGGAGGAGTTGAAAGACTCAACCAAATTGCAAACCAAGCAACTGATGGTTTTTCAGGCAAGTTCTTTGAGACAGACATTGACAAGATTATGACCAAGTATGGTCAGCATTATGCTCAGCAGTTTGGGACTGCAGAGTTCATGCGTCTTGCTGTTGAGGGTGGAGTGCTTGCTGAAGCAAAACAAATGGGAACTGTCTCCAAAGAGTGGTTGCGAGAGACTGCTTCTTATGCAAAGAAAGTTGAGCAGGCCATGAAGGCTGCTCACTCGGAGATGCGTAATAGTGGTAGTGCTGCGGTCACAGCGTTGCGTGATTACATGACCGTATTGACCAAAGAGGGTGGCTTTGCTGGTGATGAGGTGAAGGCACTTGTTCAAGGTCTCAGGGAAGTTGGAACACCTGAAGAGATGTTCAAGAAACTTGAGGCTGCACAGAAACTTGTTGCTCGTGCTGCTGAAAAACAGAAGCAAGCATGGTTTAAGTTTGTGAACGCAAGAGCAGAAAATACAGCAGTTGTTGACATGCTTCAGTCTGTTCTTGACGACCTTGACATTGCTTGGAATGATTTGTCAAAGACTCTTGATGAGATGGTCATGAACCATCCAAAGATTATTTCTGAATTGGGTGTAACCCTTGACCAACCTGCTGGTCAAGCAATGGTCATGGTTGATGGAAAACTCAAAACAATTGATAACGCTATCGCAAGTCTTGAACTTAAAGGTCAACGTGCTGCTGAGGCTCTGAAAGAAGCCGAAGACCAGTTTGCAAGAATAACAAGACTCGATAACACGCTCAATGGAATTGCTAGTGGACATCTCAGTGTAAATGGTTCTGACGATATTTGGGAAAATATCGTTCAGGCTTTAGCCGAGGAGGATATTCACATTCCTCAGTACAAACCAATGACACCAAAAAACATTGGACCTATTTGGACAAAGGAAAGAATTGTCGGAACAGATATGGAAATTGTCAAGGCGACAATTGACCCGACCAATAGCATCTCAAACGCTGCTTTGTCACGCCTTACAATTGATGATGTTAGAAACCGTGTAGCGAATGCGGTCACATCAGGAGCATCTGGCGCAAGTCTGAAAGAACTCCGTGAGGCTGGTGTTTGGTTGATTGTTCGTGATGCAATGAACGACCCAGAGTTTGCTAGGGCTCTTGCCAACGACATCAAGGGTGCTGGTGCTATGGAAGGTGCAACTCGTTCACGCTATGCAAACTTAGTTGAGTTGCTTCGTCAGGCTGATGCTACAGAAACATTTATGTTCCGTGATTCAGAAAGCAAGTTGGCTAAATCTGTTGCTTCTATAAACGACAACATCTTTAATGCAGAACAAATTATTGCAGATGCTGAAGACACAATCTTAATGAACTCTGATGCAGATGGATATTTTGGTTTAGTTCCAATTGAAGCAGTTAATGAACAAATTGATTTGCAAAGAAAGAAAATTGCTGACTGGACTAGAAGGTTGGAAAAAATAACCAAGGGTCAGAATGAATATGCTGTTGGTGCAATTGAGAATGCAAACAAGATAAACGGTTTCCGTGATGTAGTTGCAGACCTTGGTGCTGGTATTTCTGAGTACTACTTACACCGTGAGTCGTACAACCAATTGCGCTCATTGCAAGATGCAATGGCGCATGTTGGTCGCATTGTTGACCAGAAGACATACAACAAGATTCTTGCTAATGTTGCTAGACCAGAACTTAAAGCAACTATTGAGCATCAAAATGGTTTGATTGAATTACAGGACTTCTTCACAAACCTGCGCAAGCGTGTTGAGTCAATCCCTGATAGAAAGCCAACCAAACAACAGGTTGAAGCAATCAGGCAAACTCTTCTTGAAGAAGAAGTTTCTTATCCACAACTTAAAGAATATAAAGTCGGTGAACAAAAAGGTTTTAAGCCAACTGGAAAAATGATTACAGAAAAGGCTGGTGAATGGGGTCCTCGTAAACAAGAATTACTACAACGCCAAACAACACGTTCACAGGACATTACTCGTTCAATTACTCTACGTGAAGAATTAGCAAAGATTTTCCGTACACAAAAGGTTGGTAAAGGTTTCCAGAAAAAGGAAATAACCGATGCTTTGCGTATTCAGGAATTGATACGCAAGCATTTGCCAGAACTTGAAGCAGTTATGTTGCAGGATAAGTTGGGCGATGTTAACCGTGTGTTCTATCGCCACCCACAAGCAATGTATCTTGAAGAAGAAGTTCTTAAACTTCTTCGTGAGCGTGGACAAAATCCAGTTTGGGGTAGACCGCTAACTCGTCGTGCTCGTGCATTAAAGATGCGTGGTGGAAATGAAATAGATGATTTGACCAGTGGTTTTAGAACAGCATCTGCAAGTTCTGCTGGTCAGTATGACAAACTTCGTGGAAACATTGCTGACGCTATTGAACAGTTGAAGAAAGTCGAAGTTCCATATGTTGCGAAGAAGGTAAATCCGGTTCGCAAGAAGATAGATGAACTTGAAAAACTTTATAAGCAGATTGTTGCAGAAGTTGAACAAGACCAAAAGATGGCGCTTGATGCAGGTAAGCGTCTCACCGGCAAAGGTGCAATGAAGGACATCAACAAAGTAATCAATAAATCAATCAGAAATGGTAAAGAGTTTGGTTATTCTGGAATTATTGACTCTGCATTCAATGGCAGTGATAAGCATGTGACACAACTGTTTGCTGAATTGCTTGGTGGAGATATGTACGAGTACTCAGGTACTCGTGCTGTAAGACAGTATCGAACAATTACTGCTGGTGATTCATACTTTGGAACATTGTATGAAAGAAATGCTAGTCGTATTAAGGGTCTGCGTGTATTGACAGAAGAAACCAGTTTGCCGCTTGACAAACTGCTTCAGGGCGTTGAAGGCCGTTCTGTAAACGGAAGATATATTCCTGGTGCTTGGCTAATGCGCAAGGAGTTGCGTGGCGCAAACTCACTTGCTGACTTCTTAGAAGAATATGCCAATGAACTGAGTAGGCGTATTGGACTCAAGAAAGACATTAACACGGCTGAGAAAGCATCTCAGCGTGAGTTAATGCGTCTTGAAGGAACAGTTCCAGAGATTGGACCACCAAAACCAACAAACAAGCCATTCATTTCAACTCTGTCAGAAGATGTTCAAATGGAAATACCAGCGCAGGGCAAGTCAATGCGTACTGTAATGCGTGAACAAGTAGAGAATGAAGTAATCAAGACTCAACTTGATGAGTTGGCATCAACTCCAGAATATGGTCGTGCTGCACGTCGTGAAAGCGAGCATCGATTCTTGAATGTGCTCGCAAAATTTGACGAGGCTACAGCAGAACAGATTGGATTTACTCCAGCAGAGTTTAATGCTTTGTGGAATGACCCACTCAAGCCTGTTGAAATCAACAGACTTGAATCACAACTCAAGACATTGGAAAAGACGCACACTCGTCTTTCGGCAACAAGAAAGAACTTGTTGGTAAAGCGTGCGGACACAACAGCGATTGACGGTCAGTTGCAAAGGGTTGAAGACCTCTTGCTTGATGTTGAAAAACAAGTTCTTGAGCATCGTTCATCACGTTCTGCTCTTGAAAAGTTAACTGTAATCCACGACAACTTTGCCGACTTTGCAAGACAGCAAGAGTCTGGTGTTTCTTTTGCATTCAAGTTTAAGACTGGACCTAATGGTCCTGAGCCTTTGTCGCCAGAAGAAGCATTGCAACAACTTGTTGACCAGTATGGTGTCAAGGCTCTTGAAGAAGATGTAAAAGCACGCACCAACTATTTGCAAAGAATACGACTGAAAAGCGATGAATATAAGTTCATGCGTGACTACAAAGAAACTGAAGCAAGACTTAGTGTCAAGATGCAACAGCAATGGGCTAATGAACGCTCAAACATTGTCAACTTCCAAGACAGAATCCGAATGAAGGTAAGCCAACTCAACGGTCAAAACGTTGAGCAGGCTAAGGCAATATCAGACCTTGAGGCCCAAATACTTGATGAACTCAATGGAGTAAATATTAAACCTCGTGCCAAGGGTGGTCAGAAACTTGCTGACGAAACATTGCGACTTGCTGAAGATGTTCGTGCACGTCCTGCGGATGTCATACCGGGTGAGTTGCTAACTGATGCCCAGATTGAACAGCAACTTGGTGGTCGTGCGCTTGGCAAGGGTGGCAAAGACCAATACTTTGTTCCTGATACTGGCGCTATTGAGGCTGGTACAACTCCTGCACAACTCGAAATTGCAGGGGAAAAAGCAAAGATTGATGCTATTGCAGAAGAGGTTGCAAATCTCAATCTCAAAAAGATTGTGATTGAAAATCGTCAGCAGGAAGTACTTGACTCTCTGAAAAAAATGACAACAGAACAGCGTTCAATCATTGCTCAGAAGTTGCAAAAATCCCGTGAGTTGGAACAAGCAATGAAGGCTGGAGAAAAACTCCAGACTCAAACTGGACCAAAGACTCTTGCAGGAAAAGCCGCTAAGTCACGACAGGTTTTGACTGACGCACAAAAGGTAATGAGCGAAGCAGAGGCTGCTTATGACAGCGCAGTCAACTATGCATCATGGGCTCCAGAGGCTCTTGAAGATGCTCGCAAGGTTGTGAACGACCTCAAGAACATGTCTACAAAGGGAACTCAAGTAAAGAAAACCATTAAGGCTGGAAGCGATGGTTGGATTGCAGATGTACAGAATTACATTGAAGAAGCGTCTGCGCTTCTCAATGCAATTGACGGTGAAGATATTCCAAACCACATTCGTGCTGCGGTCACAGACTTCACAACCAAGCATGCTGAGTACTTAAAGCAAGTACAGCGACTTGGTGATGCGCAGACTGAGAAGTTGTTTGCAGATGGCTTGAAGGGAATGGAATATGCAGGAAGTATTGGTAGCAAGATGCCGATTGCTTTGCGTGGTCGTGTTCCAGAATCTGCCTACAACATTGTCCCAATGTTTGATGAGGGCTTTGTTCAGTTGAGCAAGTACTTCCCAAACATTGGTGTAAAGAAAGAACTTGAGTCAATTGTTAAGTCCGTTCACAGATTCAACGAACCACAAATTGTTCGTGAGTTTGGAAGATTTACCAGTAAGTACACAAAGTTCTTTAAGGCTTACGCAACATTGTCGCCGGGCTTCCACGCACGAAACGCAATGTCAAACGCATTCATGATATTTGCAGCAGGTGGTGAATTGAAGTATATGAATGAAGGTCTTGAGATGAGCAGGTCTTGGCTCAATGCATCGAAGCGTGGACTCAATGTTGAAGAGTGGCTCAAGGAACTTCCAGTAGAGATGCAAGCAAAAGCAAAGACTGCAATGGATGCATTCATGGCATCTGGTGGTGGTATGTCGTCAGACTTCTTTGACCTTGGTCGTTTGCCTAAGGGAACAAAGAAATCAAAAGAACTTGGTAAGTGGATTGAAAACCACTCACGCTTTATGCTTGCTTGGGACGGTGTGTCAAAGGGAATGGACATTGATGCAGCAGCAACTCGTGTTCGTAAGTACTTGATTGACTACGCAGACGTTTCAACTGGAGACCAACTGATGCGTCAGATTGTTCCTTTCTGGATGTGGACAAGTCGCAACCTTCCGTTGCAACTTGGAAACATGTGGCTCAACCCAAAGGCTTATGCAATCTACAACACAATCAAACGAAACATTCGTGCTGACAAAGAAGGTGATGTTGTTCCGCAGTGGATGCGTGAAATTGGTGCGTTCAAATTACCATTTGGAAATAATCTTTATGCAACTCCAGACTTTGGATTTAACCGTGTTGGACAACAGATTCAAGAATTGAGCGACCCACAGCGTCTGCTCTCAAACGTCAACCCATTACTTCGTGTTCCAATCGAGTTGATGGGTGGAAGACAACTTTATAACAATCGTCAGTTTTCTAATAAGCCTGTTCAAGTTGGTAATGGTGCTGGAGCAATCTTGCAACCATTCCTTGCAGCAGCAGGTTATGGAGAAACACGAGATGGAAAACAGTTTGTGAACGACAAAGCATATTATGCAGTTCGCAACTTGATTCCATTCCTTGGAACAGCAGAAAGATTGACTCCATCAATCGATACATATCAGCAACGTGGTTATGTAAACCCACTACTTGGATTCCTTGGTGTTCCGGGTCGTCAATTGAAGGAACAAGAAATTCAGTCTGAACTCGCACGACGAAAAGGCGAGATAGCAAAAATAACATCACGAGAGAAAGCATTTGGTGAATAACATGGCAAAGCGCAAATACACAGGCAACAAAGACGGGGAAGCAAAAGGTTTGCGCCCCGGCATGAAAGTGTTCATTGAGGAAACAATTAAGTTGTCTAATGGTGCGCTCTGGAACAATGGCGACTTCGGTGTACGCCCAATGCGTGGCAAAGAGGCTTTGTCTGTGCATGCAACAGGTCGTGCAGTTGACTTGTCGTTTAGGCACATGCCACCAAAGAAGGGCATCAAGAACGGTCGCTTAGAAGCAGTAAAGGTGTTGAAGATTATTGTCGCCAACGCTGATGCGTTGGGCGTAGAAGCAATTTTTGATTACATCGTCAAACCGCACGGACGTGCGTGGATGTGCGACCGTGATGCTTGGTCAAACTACAAGAAAGAAACTATTCATGGGGGCGGTTCAGGAGACTGGCTCCATTTTGAGATTTCCCCTGAGATGGCGGATAACCCGGCAAAAATGAAGGAAGCGTTTGCGAATTTGGTGATTCCAGATTTGACTCCTCAGGATTCTGAATAAACACAACTGGTTGTTCCAGTACCTTTGTTTCAATCACCATCCCCAGAGGGATGTGGATTGGCATGCCAACTGTTTTAGGTTCTTCAACTTCATCTGGAAAGTATGAGTTGACAAGAGTGATGTACCCTTTAAGCACATCAGGGATTAGCCAACCTACGGTCACAACCGTTGCTTCTTTGGGGTCATACTTGTCTAGGTCTGTCCAACCGTTCTCTCCATCGAATGCATCCATCCAGTGGATTGCAACAAGAGCCCATTCCGATTTGACTGGTTTAGTCCTCATAAGGATTTATCCCCTCTTCTTCTAAGTGCAATTCAATAGTTCCAATTATTCCTGAAACAAACGAACTAATTCTTATCCAAGCCATTGCATTGCCATGCAATGCTTCTTGCCATGTGCGACACATCTCAACAGCAGATTCGTCGTTGGCACTCATCACGATTGTTACACCATTTTGTGAACGCTGTTCAATTTGTTCCATGCGTTCATGCATATCGTCTGCTTGGTCTTTTGGAATGATGCTATAAATCCAGTCATTCTGGTCAGACATTTTTTTTCTTCCTTTTCTTATTAGCAACATATATACTCCCGAAGGGCAAACCATTTTCCTGTATTCCCTCACCCACAACAACGTCGCCATACACCGAAGCAAGAAGTGTAGCAATCGCCTTTGGGCTGACCTCAACATCAAAACCCACCGTTATCTGTCGTGTCTTCAAGTCCGAGCCTTTCTCTAATAATTGGATTCTCTAAGAGGTGCAATCGTAACCGCTCGTAAGCGGCATTGCGTAGTCTCCAAGCATGAGGTTTGGACACGCCAAGCCTTCCCCCAAGTTCTTCAAGTGAAATCATTTCTGAGTTGATTGCATCAATGATGAAACGGTCTTGTTCACCAAGTTGTTCAATGCATTCTGCTATTGCCTCTCGCAGTGGCTGGAGTTCTACAACAGACTCAACAGTTTCTTCACCGCTTGCAGCCATCATCAACGCCTCAATGGGCGTTTCTGGTCTTCTGTTTCCACGAAGGTTTGCTTCGTGGAACGGAGTCATCGATACTTCTCTATTCTTCAAGACTTACAATCTTTGTATTCTCAATCGGTATTTCAAAGAATGATTCGCCGTCAGTATAAATAGTGTTCTTTGTAACTATCTTATTGAATTCTTTCCCATCAACAATAAGAATGTGAGTTCGTTCATGATTGAACATTACGAACTTTACATGCTCATTGCCCTCAAGGAACTTAAACTTGCGTGAAGCAAAATGCACACTGTCGTAGGGAAAGTTTTCCCCACGCCAGTTGTGTTTAATCTCTACTTCAATTCCAGTATCCTCACCAAACCAGTTTGAAAGAATGTCAATGCCATACTTATCTGGATTTATATGTGCTTCATACCCATTGGCATGAAGCCAATCCAAAAGAATTTCTTTCACTGAATCATCTGCGTCGTACAGATTTCTATCAAACGGTTTGGATATTGGTTTCATGAAAAGAATATGACTGCAAGTACAGCCACTCCTATTGTAAACATTCCCACAGTAATCATGCCTTCTCCAAATACAGACAAACGATTTGTTTATCGTCTGTGTACGCTACGCCATTCAAGGCATCAAGTACAGCCTTCGCATAGTTGTCAATGTCTCCTGTAAGTTTTCCCTTGGGTTGGTCTACGTTCACATTCAACTGAACAGGTTCGATGAATATCTCTGTTCCCGCTGTTGTGAACGCAAGTTTTACTGACAGTAGTTCGCTCTCGTAAAGAGGACCTTCATACAGTTCCGCAAAGTCTTGTTCATACTTTTTGGTTTCCTTTGGTGTAAACGCATGACCAGTCTTGGTCACTCGTGGTCTACCCTTCGCTCTTGGGCGAAGAGCAATTATCTGATGAAATGGCTTCATGGTCTAAATGCTCCAGTCGTATCTACTCCATAAACGTCTTCAACTATCTTCACTAAATGTTCAACCGCATCTGTGCGTAAATGGAACTTACCCCAACGCTTATCTGCATCTGCGAGTATCACATATGCATGATTGATTGGAGTTCCAAGATTGTGCATTTTGTGTACTAATCTCACCAGCGTTGTTGACCTATCGCTTCCATCAAGAGGACCGTGCCTCCAGATAGTTGCGACATATCCATCAACATGGTCAAGCGCTTCCTGAACGGAAGCACCGACTGGAAGATTGTCAAGTTGTGCTTTGCTTTTTGGTCTGTGCATCTCTGCCAATGGCAACAGCGTCTTTGCAGAAACCCTGCTTATCAAAGCAGAGTTTAGAAAAGTACTGAGCGTCATCGGAACATCATCTGAATCAAAAAGAATATAACGATTCTCTGGAATTACATGCATACCGTTTGGATACGGTAAGCGAACATAGTTCCCAAGTCCGGTTGTTTCTTCTTGCTTTGGATTGACTTCCTTTGGCGGTAAACCAATGGCTTCGTGTGCCGACAGAAATGCTCTACGCATTACTGCTGCAGATATCCAGTCGCTGGCAAACACCCACACATGAAAACCCTTGCGGGTTTTCTCAACGAATGACGGTATGCCTTTGACCATGAGTGCTGTTTGTAGGTTGCGTGCAGAGTCAATGTCATCAACATCAATATCTGAACACCCCCACTTGACTGTGTTGCCAAGTGTGAGCGGGTAGATACCAATGAGTTCTTTGCCGTTCAGATGATTGGCAAATGTTTCTGCGGTCACAACTGACCTAACAGCACCACCTTCCCAAGTCCCGTAAGCATCTGTACGACCTTCAAACAGTGTCTTGAACATCTCTACTTCAGTCATAAATCATTCCCAACTGTAGATATTGGGCTGGCAGTTCACCGTCTAGTTCACGAAGGCGACCTGTTGCTGGGTCTAATTCAAAGTCAATGTCATCAACAAGTTGTCCTGCTGGTCGTTTGTTCTTCAACAAACTGACAGTGACAGTATGTTCATGCACTCTTTGTTCATGGCGTAGAAATTCGAGTCTGTCTTGTGCTCGCTCTGAATGTGAACGGTCAAGTTTCTCAATCAGTTCGTTCATCTCGTGCGCAATCTGATACTTCTTGCGACGGACACCAATGATTGATGTTGCTTGTTGTTCACCACCGAATGAACCAGATGACATGGTGAGTTTCGCCCCATCAGCGCCAGCATGGCGTGATGTTTGATGCAACACAAGAATTGGTACATCGTGACGCCGACCGAAACCTTTGAGGAAGGTTGCTTTGTCAGGAACTGTTTCACCTGCTTCAACCAAGTCAAGGTAGTCAACCACAACTAGTTCAGGTACTTGTCCCCACACATCACAAACTTCACCGTAGGCACGTTCCATGTCGGAACTTGTCAGTGGCTGGTCAAACACAGCGAGGTTTGGAAAATCCTCTTCTGCTGTACGGCGTAGCAATTCAATGGCTTCTTGGTCATCGGCTGCTACTCGTGCTTCCAGTTCTCGTGCATCAATTCCATGATGCATACAGGTGAGTTTTGTCAATACGAGTTGGCGTGGCTCGTCAGGTATGAACATTGCAATGTGTTTGTCACGGTTGTTGCGAAGTGCATGAAGCAGTAAGAGTGTCTTACCGCCGTGTGCAAATCCCAACATCATGGCAATTTCGCCCGGTGCAATGCCTCGTAGTTCTTTATCAATGCGACTGATACCGAGATGTACTCGCTCTTGCGGTGACTGTGCCCAACGCACAAATGAGTCAGCCGCTTCTGAGAGTGGTGAATACATTCGATATTCGGAAAGTGAGGCGACCGTCGGATTCGGTCGCCCCACATTTTCCCAGCCAGCAGAGATTTCTTCTGCTGACAGTCTCATTACTTAGCCCGTGGTGGCCAGTAAGCCTTCTCCGCATCAACTGCACGGAATGAAGGGCGCTTCGGATTTGCGGCAAGTCCATCTCGGTTGTCGTACACAACGGTTACACCGTCACGCTTGCAAGCCTTGATGAGCCAGTCTGGGAGTGGACCGTGTTGCTGTCCTTTTACGGTCACAGTTCCGGATGATGAGGATGATGAAATTGTTTGTGTCTGAACTTCTTCAGCACCCAACTCTTGTTTCAACATGTTGATTACAGCGGTGTTCTGCTGTGATGCTTGTGTTGCGGTTGTGCCACCATAAATGGTGTCCATCATGATTTCATTGATTGAAGAAAACAGATTTGCAAACTCGCCCAATCGGGTGTCTACATCTGTTGACTTGTCGGTAAGGTCTGCTGCAATTTTTGCAGAGACTTGTGTGATGATTGCTCTATCTTTATCCATTAGTTTGCCTCCTCGGCATTTGTTGTTTCGCTCGTGATGTACGAGCCTTTGCACATTGACCATACAGGACACCAACGCTGTGAGCAGAGGTGGTGCTGGTCATTTACTATCCATCGTGTTGATGGCATTTTCGCTTGAACCGTCAACAGGTTGTTGACGAGTGCGATTGTTTGGTCAATTATCCATTGACCGTGTTCTGGTGTTCGTGTAATAGAAACGATTTGTCCTGTTGACGATGCGTTCCTAATCATGACGCCGAAGTTGAATTCAACCGGGTAATCAATCATGCCCATTGCATGAGATGCTTCTGCGTACACAGATGACTGAACATTCTGTGTTTGCTTCTCCGCTTGATAATACTTTCGAGCCGCTGTCTTCCAGTCCCAAATACCTTGTGGGTGGAAGTAATCCATTGTGCCTTCAAACCAGAGTTCATACTCAAATAGTTCGTTGTCCACATGAGCAACTTTAGTCTCAAACTTGTACTCACACTCGCCACCTTCAGGAACGCTGGGCATGATGTCTCGTGCCCACGCTTCTGCCATTGATGCAATGTGTTTGTCCCAGTTCTTTGGGTCGGTGTTGGTGATGTTGATTGACTTGCCTTCAGCCTTGAGATGCGCTTCCTTAGTGCGGAATGCGTACACAGAGCGTTCGGCAATGTCTCGTATGTCAATTTCTCCACGCAAATAATTCTCAATTCCTGCGTGCACAGCCGTGCCCATCATTGCTGAGTCGTTTTCTTTGCGTGTCTCAGGGTGTAACGCCGTGAGCCTTGCTCGTTCGGGACACATCAAAGCATCACCAAGCCATGACTGGCGGATGAAAACTTTGGTTACGTCGTAGCCATTGTTGTTATCTAATCTCATGTTTTTCCTTTGTTTGTGTGTTTTTGTGACCGTAGTTCTGTGCGCCGTTGCCTTAGCAACGGTCGCACTGTTACTGGCTAGACCCCCCCTTTCCCCCCCATTGTGACACACAATGAGAGGGAAATCTTGGGTGGTCAGAACTGATATTGCAGTATCAGTTTTTCTACAGACCCCACGGTCCAAAACCGTTGTCATACCGTGCGTCTGCGTAGTTGTAAATAGCAAGTGCTGCTCTCAGGTTGCGGTAAGGACCAAACAGCCCCTCAGAACGCTTCACAATGCCTCTGGAAGCCAACCATGAGGTCCACGAGCCATTGATTTGCACCAACCCTCGTGAACCACCGTTCGGGTCTTCTGTGTTGTGCTCTGTTGGGTCACATCGGCTCTCTCTCCACATCAGATAATCAAGCGTTGGTAAAAGCGACTGTCTCCACCCTGCATCAACAGCGGTTTGCCACCACTGAGGGCACAGAGCAGAAGCAGAAATATCCACCGGCTCAGGATTATCGTGCTTAGAAATAGAGGTGGGGGGCACGAAGCCCCCCACGGTCAATGAAACTGAGATGAGTATTTTTGCTATCAAGTATTACCCCCTTAGTGCTTCCAATAGGACTTCTTCCATCTCTTGTTTTGCAGACAGAAGTTCTTCCAACTCAGCATGAGTTGAGTCGGCTCTACGACCATCACCGAGACGCTGGGTTTTTTTAGCCAGTTGGTCTACGCCGATAGCGAGAGACTTGACGACAGCACGTAACTCAGAGAGAGTCAGTGTGACATCAAGCGTTGGTTCATCTTTGCGATTACTCACGGTAGTTGCCTTTCATTCTGAATAGATGCTGATTTCAGCGCACGAACGACATCGTACATATCCTGCATGGCACTTGCTAATGAGCCCATTGCGTTACCTTCGTCGTATGTAACGGCTTTGTCACCCGTAAATCGGATAGACGAACCCATTTTTCCGTTGTGGCACATTGTCATGAGACGACAACGCTTACGCTCAGGGTGCTTTGATGGTTCAATCTCATTGTTCTCATCATTTTCTTTGTCAATAGGTGCAGCCCAACCCGTAGTAACAACAGCAAAGCCGTTGTAACCAGAGTCAAACAACAAGACAGCGTTGAATGTATCGTCAAGCATGGCGTAAATGTCGCTGTCTTCTGCAACTTGTCTGACTGCAGGGACTTCACCTCTGACATAATCAACAGCAAACAATCTTGATGTTGGTAGTTCAAATGTGTTGCCAATCTTTTCTGCTATTGCTTGGTCAATCTCTTTGAGAGTTTGCTCAAACTTTTCTGTGTATGTGATTGATGTTTTCATTTCTTTTTATTCTTTCTGTAGTCGGCTTTGCCGTTGGTTAGTGTTACTCCACCCCAAATGCCCCATGAGTTGGTTGCTTTGCCGTAAGCAAGGCACTCAACTTTCATGGAACACTCAGAGCAAATTGCTTTTGCTTGCTTCCATTCTTTCATTTTCTGTTTAGTTGGTGGCCATTCTGGAAACCACCAAATAGTTGGTTGAGATTTGCACTTTGCCTTAGCAAAGTCTATCTCGATAGGACTAAACATCTGAACCTGCTGTCAGTCGGTTCTGAATAACCCTGAGCACTTTCTCTGCAATCTCGTTAGAAAGATTGCTAGTCACTGACTCAACCTTTTCATCAACAATTTCTTTGATGTATGTTGTGTTGAGTGTTCCAGAAACAAGTGAACTGCATTGTGTGTTCACCAAGTTTCTGAAACGGTTGTTGTTCATGAGATGACGCAAGAACGATTCATCTTCCCACAATGGTGCAGTCAGGTCTATGAGTTCCTGATAGTCAAGGTTGTCACGAACCTCGCTGACAATCTGTGAGTAGTCAATGCTTTCAAGAACCCAGTTACGCACCTTGCGTGTGTATTCCCGGCTCTCCATCATCACTGATGAAACCGACTCAACAACACTGTCATGAGTTGGTATGCGACCGTTTACTTGTCGCCCCACTTCCTCGATGATTTGTGTTTCCAATGATTGACTGAATAGTGATGGCATTGATGCGCTGTCTAAAGACACATCGAATTCCATTACTGATGGGATTAGTTTGATTGTTGTCATGATTAGTTCATCTCCTTGTAGTTGTCATTCTTGGTTTCTTTGAGGTTGGTGTAGATAATGACTTGACCGTCGTTGTCTACATCCATGCTGTAATCAGGTATGAGTTTTGCCAACTCTGTGCGAAACTTATAACCGTCAATGACTTTCTTTTTCATTTCTGTTCTCCTGTTTCTGTTTCTGTTTTTAGTGAATCGGGAATGAGGTCATCAAATGTGACTTCATTCAGTCGGATATTGTTTTGTGCAAACCCTCGCTGAAATGCAGCGAGGTAGTATGCGTACCGCTCTTCTTGGTTCATGTTTCTCCTAGTTGTAACTTGGGTGTGTTGTTGTTTGAGTTGGGACAACTACGGCATTGGCTTCGTAGATATCCTCATTGAATGCTTCCAAATCATAGATTTGGTAGATGGCAGACCAACAAGCACATGGATACTGAGCACCACAGAAGTGACATGCACCGCACTCATCACAATGAGTTTCCATTATGCCCTCTGGTGTTTTGTGTGCGTGAGCACAGTTGTAACACTCAATGAGTTGCGTTGTGTCGTCAATGTATGTAGTGAACACCTCAAACTGTTGCATCTGTTCTTCGGCAAGA